GTATAAATTAGTTTGTATTCTACTTTTAGGAATATACATTATATAAGATTAAGTCCAATTAATAAATTTTGAAGTTGGGGATCATTAAAATCTGTAAAAGGTGCACCGACCATTTCATAACCATTTCTAATAGTCATTCTACCAAATCCTCCAGTAGAGTTTATTACATGGTTGTAAATTTGAGTTAATGCTTGGCGAGATTCTAATTTAGAGGGGTCCAAGTAATTAGATCCTAGGCCTGTTTGGGGAGAAGAATGGGTGGGATTTCCTTTTGTGTTGAATTTAAAGCCGGGTCCTATACATCCTTGTAACCACTTAGGAGCTTTAGGAGCGGTATGTATAAAAACACCATTTCTTGTATATCCTGTGTTAGCAGAGGGTAGCCGGCCTAATCCCCCTCCGTTAAAATTGTTTTCAGCGTTTCCTGTAAGGAAAAAACATTGGCCAAATTTTTGATGTACTCGAGTTTCAAAAGAATATTCTCCTTGTGGGATACAACTCACACTCTTTTGGTTACCTTTCCAAGGTAGCTCTACAGTAACATATCTTTCAATTAAAGTTGTTTCATCACTTTCATAAACCTCAAGTATACCTAAAGTTTCTATATCATTTTGAAGTACTCTATTTAGTCTTAACACTATCCTATTTTGGGTTACAGGATCCCCTGTTGCTGTTCTCCCATCATATTGATCTGAGGCGGTAGCAGAAGCTGAGCTGTCTTCGTAGTTGGAGGTTTTTCCTACAGCATATTTAGAAGGGTTTGAGGTAGTAAGATTTTTAGATACATTTGTTCCCGCAATCCACGATAAAGTTTTTAAAGAAGTTTCCCAAGTGTTACTTTTTATAGTGTGGGAAACTCCTTGAATTATATAATTTAAATTTGAGGGATAATTAGAGGGAAGAATATCATCAGGAGTTATGTCAAACTTTTCATATAATTTAAACCCAGCTAAACCTTTCATAGATATATCAAGTTCTATAGGCATAAAGAAAGGTGAAGGCAATCTGCCATTTTGTACATCTTTTTGTACTTCATAATTAAGAATTGACTCTAAATCTTTTTTAGCTTGATCTATAAGATCAGATGAAGGTAGTTTCCATTGTGAAAACCCATAAGTATCTGTTATAAAATTAGTTAATCTTTCATATGAATTTTTAAAAGTATTTTCAAATGAGTTAGTTTCTTCATCGGTTTCTAGCTCATTTGCAGTATAACCTGTGGATGTATGTTTTGCAATTCGGTCTTGGTACTCTTGATTTAGTTTTTGATAAGAGGCTACATTTTCACCTACAGAAGCTCCATTAGGATTTTGAGAAGCTATAGCTACTAAGTTTTGTAGTTTAGGGAAAATTTTAGAGCGTAAATTTATAGAATTAACAAAAGTACCTTCGTTATCTTTTAAATAATTTACATTAATAGTTGCAGTTTTTCCTCCCCTTTCCCCAGGAATATAATTATCATCATATATTCTAACAATATTATTGTTTTCATCATACGTAACTACAAAATTATTTAACAGGCCTGTAGCTATTCTTACTCCTTCTAGAATTTTAGTTAAAAATGTAAGAAGATCTATTTTATTATCCTCATCCCTTTCATTAATTAATATATTTCTTATATATTCAATATTAATAGGAATTTGCATTAGATCTACTTTATAAAAATCCCCTCTCTTTCTAAAAGAACCTTGGTTTTTTAAGGGGTGGGGAACAGTAGATGTAATATTATTTTTTTTATTTTCTATTTCTGTTTTAAATACACACACCCCGGGGTCAGCAGAAGTTTGGAGGGGATGGGAAAGCATATATGATTTGTTATAGCTATAATCAATGTTTATTATTTGATCTTCATCTGTGGTTCCTTCTTTAGCATAAAGCAAACAATTATTACTTATAAATAAACATAGCCTTCCTAATTCGATATAATAATTTTCTTGGCTCCCATTTATAGGTTCTCCATTATCAAATTTTAAAGCAAAAGTGTTTAGATATTTACCTTGCCCTAAAGTATAGTGTTTAGGGGCATTTGCATCATTTTTTGATTCAGAACGATTTTTTAAGTGTAATCGAGTTAAATTAATAAAAAGCTCTATTATATCACGAGGTTTAGCATTAGCATTTTTAAGTGTTTCTTCAAGTGCTTTTCTCGCTATATTATTATCCTGAAGGTTGCTAATTTTAACTGTTTCAAAGAATTGATTATCTTTTTCATCTACAGTAACTAGTTCTTCTTCTGTAAGCTTATTAATTGCTTCTTGTTCTTTTTTTGTTACTTTAAAAGTTCTAAAAGGATTTTTATTGTCTACTAGTAATGCGGGGTGGTTTACTGTTAATGAATCTATTAAACCCCCTCTACTAATTAAAGATAAAGATATGCTGTATGTACCATTAGGTCTATAAGACCAATCAAAGTTAGTTACGTATCCTATAAAACCATCATAGTTATAATCTGTTTCTTTTCTTACATTTTCAATTTTACGAGCTATAGAAAGAAAACTTTGACCTCCATTTATAAAGTTATCAAAAGCTTGATTAGAAAAAGGAGGACTAGTAATAAAGTTACCATCATTATCATAGTACATAGTATGACCCCATTCTACTAACATAGAAAATCCTAATCTTAAATAAAGAGCCTCTATTAGCTTAAACTGAGCGGGGTTTTGTGCTACAATAGATATGTTAGCTTTTCTTATAGCACCCCTATTTAAAGCTTGAACTTCTATAGATTCTATTCCTGGGGGTCCTGAAAATCCGTACTTGCTTATATCCCCAAATCCATAACTTCCTGGGTCACGGTAGTATTCTCCGTTAAGGCTAGTTAATGCTTGGGTGGGTTGGTAGGGAGTATATATCTTATCACTCGTGTTTTCTCCTGTTACTACATCAACTGCAGTGGGGTCAGAATAAGTATCTGCTATTTTTACATTAGGACCAAATAATACTAAGTTTTTAGCTAAATCACTACCTTTGGGGGCGTATTCATTTGCCTCATTTAAGTCTACACTACTAGCTAATCTCATCCAAGAGCTATTAGCATTAGTATATTGAATAATATCAGGGGTTATATCCGTTTGTCCTAACTTTTCTTGCCTTTTTTCAATTTGTTTACGGACACCCTCTTCTATATTTAAACCTATAACATTTTCAGCCATTACTTTCTACATCTGTGGAGTTTAGAGCATTAAATAATGATATAATTTTAGCAGGATTAGATGGGATTCTTATTTGAGAACCTATAGGAGGTACGATAGAATTTTGATTAAGAGATCCATTAGCAATAGAAATAATCCACCACAGTTGAGGATCACTATAAAAAGTATTTGCTAAAGTATCATATCTATCTCCTACTGTTGTTATAACATATATGTCATTTATATCTAAAGGAATAGTAGGATACTTTGTAGTAGCGTAGTATCTTACAGTACTATTCTCTTGTTTAGAATCTAATACTTGTATTCTTTGATATCTTCTAGCCATTATGTTGTTGTGGTTTGGTTAGCAACTTTTCGGGCTTCTTGAGTATAAGAATACCCACCTCCACCTTCTCCCATAGAAATATATCTAGAATCAGGGGCGGATTGGTCACCTATTATGTAGTTATTATTTACCTTAGAAGATATAAAGTTGTGGATAGGGGTAAAATTAAATTGAGATACCTCTATTATATGAGGTAATTCTTTTCCATTAGCATCTACTTCCCCTTTTACAGTTCTTGCTATATCCCACGAAGAATTATTAGGGATATTATAAGTTAGTCCTGTTAATATTCCATATACAGAATTTAAATAATCTCCTACTGTTAATCTAATTATATTACCCCTCATAAAACCACCACTAGAATAATCAGGAGTTGTGGTAGAAGCAAGATAGTTTAGTTTTTCATACATAGGGCCCATTTCATAGCGGGATTGAGCTGCCACTTTAAAGGATAAACTTACATCCCTAGTAAACCCTTCATATTGGTAAAATTTATCTCCTCTTCCTGTAAAATTGTACGCGTTCCAAGTGGGGTTGTAATTATCTGTAAATGAGTCTAGGAATGCTCTAAAATGTATCCAAGTGGTGTTGCGAGGGTTACTATCTGTAGAATCATTATCTATAACTCCTATATTAAATTTTATAAGATCATCGTATCCTTCCCCAGTTTTAGCTACATTAGAATTAGAATTATATAAAACTCTAGCGTTTATTTTATCTTCTTGGAATATATTAGGGTCTGGGGTAGGGGTTGAAGTAGAAGTAGTGTAATAAGCGAATTTGTTTTTACCTTTAAGACCTGGGTTACCCTCACCAAAGGTTTTAGCTCTGTTAAATGTGCTATAATTTACAGGATCTCCTATTATTTGGTTTTTTCTTTCTTGGGAAACACCACTTCTTTCTTCATTAAAAAGATCTATTAAGAAGTTTCTAATACCTGTACTACCAAACTCAGCTGCCCCCTTTCCTATACCATCAGTTTCACCTAAAAGTACATTATCATACAGTATGAATTTTTGATCTTGGGGGGCATTTTGATTTTGGACGCGAGCACTTCTATTACTAGATCCGGGGATATTAGCATCTCCTGTCGTATCTTCATAACGGCGGATTTGGGTTTGTCCTAGGAATGAGTTGGGACCACCATCATATTGGAATAATAAATCTTTATTAAACAATTCAACACCAAAAGGTTCTGCTTGAGATTGTAAACCGCTTTGGTTTATTCCTAAAATTTTAGAATAGTATAATAAACCTAATTTATTTGTAATTTCAAACCCCCCAGAATCGTTTATAGCAAAGGTATTGTAATCGTTTTGGGTTTTAGACAAATACTTATCTTGTTCTGCTATAATGGGTAGTAAACCCTCTTTATTAAAGTGGTTACCAAAAGCAGTACCATCTACTGTAAGTATTGTGTTTAAAGGGTTAAATACTCTTCCAGGCTCAGCTCCTGTTTTAGGGTTTTGACGAGCAAGTATTTGTTGTTTACCTATAAAGACTAAACCATTAGGGGATTTAGTATCAGCAAATAATTTAGTTATTCTGGAGTTATCCTCTATGGTTCTGTTTAATGCTAAAGCCCCGCCCCTTAAAATAAAATCAGCTCCTGTTAAACTTTCCAAGAAGTTAGTGGGAGTAAGGTTTTCGGGAATTTCCTTTGTTATATAAGGTTGTCCACTACTTCCCCCACCCAATCTATCCCTTCCAAACTTAAGGGACTTAAGATCGGTTTTAAGATCTACAAGAGCCATTTAGCTTAAAGTACGTCTGTTGCCCTATCTATTAAATCAGTAGGTAAGTTATTCAAATACTGACCATTTATAAAAGTATTATTTATAGGAATGGTAGTAGGGTTTGAAAGGGGACCTGAAGGGGTTACTCCATTTGTGTCTAAAGCTGAAGGTTTGGGTAATGAGTTAGGAGTACCATCATCATAAAAATTGTATTGTGGTCCTACTTCACTAGCGTTATCTCCATTTAAAGAGTATCCGGGTTGTGCTCCGTTAGCGTGAAGTTTAGATTGCTTTGTGGATAAAGGGTTAATAGGAGGGGTAGCTCCATTATACTTTGTATAATTTGATCCTTGTGTTTGTAGTTTGTCTAATAATCCCATGGTATTTTATTTATAAATATTAAAAGATTTAGCTTCCTGCCCTAAAACTATTTAATTGTTGTTGGCTACTAATTTCTCCTACTAATTGGTTATTTAGGTAAACATTACCTCCGTTTTCTACGGCTGTAATAAGAGTTTTAAGGAGCTGGTTGGTTTCTTTGGAATCTTCATTTAACTTAGTACCACCAGCCATTACTAAAGTGTCTTTAGGATGGGTACGGATAGTAAAGTCTTGTACGTTTATAGAATTGCCTTCAAGAGCATTAAATTCTCTATTAATTAGTTTTTCTCTTTCTCCAAGTTTATTTTCTTTGTCAAAATTAGTAAATTTAGCTGTCATCGCTTGGGCAAAAAAACTTCGTTCAAAGGCTTGACGATCGTTATTTAAATCATCGCGAGTGGCTTGTATTGCGTCTAATAACTCTTGGTCTATTTGTACCCCTGCAGCTTGTTGTTGTCTTACTTGGGCTTCAATTCTACCAAATTCTTGCTCTTCTTTGCTAATGCCTGTTATTTTTCTAAATAGAGCACTATCTAAAAATTTAGTAAGACCCTCCACTAATCTATCTAACACCCCACTCCCTATTAAATTAGCAAATTGTTCTTTGGCTTTTTCTAAAGCTTCATTAAATTTTGTTTGAGCGTCTTGAGCTTTCATAGCTTCAAAACGTTTTTCTCCTAAAATTTCAGCTAATTTGGATTCCTCCATTCCTATTTCCCCCGTAAGTTTTCTAATTTCTTCTAGAGGCATTTTCATAAATTTTGCAGTACTAATATCTCTTGCACTTAAAGCATTACTAAGTTCTTTATTCTTAATAATTTCTTCTTGAATTTTGTTTTGGTCTTCAAATGCCTCCTGGGCTTTGGTTGCCTGTTCTACAGTCATGCCCATAGCCTCAGCAGCAGATTGAGCAGCAAGGGCATTTTCTTTTTGAAGCTCTTTTATGTCTATATTTTGGTTTCTAAGTTCTTTACCTACTCCTACTAGATCATTATTTAAAGCAGCTGCTCTTGCTTTTTCTAAATTAATATCTCTGCCTAAAATTAGCTCAGCTTCTAATTCTTTTGTTATAGAACCTTCAAAATCTAGTAAATTATTTTGCATACTTTGAAGGTCTGTAAACTCAAATCCTAGTCTACGAACTTGGTACACATTACGTGCTAATTCTTCAGCAGTATCACCAATTGTAGCTCTTACATCAGCTGAGAGGTTTGCTATATCTTTTAGTACTAAAGCTGAGTCTATTCTAGTGTTGTTTAGTATATTTTGGGCTTCTACTGTTCCTAGTACAGCTTTAGTGAATTCAACTTGTTCTTTACCTTGTCGAAGTTGAATTCTTGTTATATTAGCAGCCTCTTTGGCGGTTAAACCAAATGATTTAACTAAAAGAGCTTGTCCTCTTACAAGATCAGCTCCTAACACTCCTAATTCACTTGTAAAATCTACAGAAGTACCTAATTCTGCATTTATTTCTTCAAAAGCCGTTATTATTTCTTTTTGAAGGAGTGAAATAGTATTAGTGCTCTTTTCCCAAAAAGAATTAGTTTTACTAATATTAACTAAGTCACTATTAATTTTAGAAGTATCATTAGCTACAAAATTAAACCTCCTCCTAATATTCTGTGCCTCTTTTCCACTAACTCCTAAATTTCTTTCAAGTTTAGCAGCTTGTTTAGAAGCATCAAACATTGCACCTACAAAGAACTTAATAGCATCTACTACCATTAAAACTATACTTATAGGACCTAATGCTTTTTTAAGTACGGGACCTAGTGATTTAAAACCTGCTTTTAAAGGGGATATTGAATTTGTTAATCCTAAAGCCTGAGCTTTCTGTGCTGCCGCTTGGCCAGCGAGGGCTTTTCCGTTTTTACCTATTAGTTTTTCTTCTAAACCTAACTCTTTAATTTTATCTTTAGTAAGATTTTTACCTGTTTTAAGAGCTTTTAAATTTTCTTTACTAAGTCCTTTAGTAGTACCAAAAGTTTCTTTATTAAATATAGCCTGTTTACGGGCAGCTTCTGCTGCTTCTTCAAATGGGCCTGAGAATTTACTAAGGCCAGGTATTTTAGAAAATACATCTGAAAGGGCTCCAAAAGATTTTACTCCTAAATTATTTTGTATTTGTTCAGATTGTTTTGCTATCTCTGCTATTTGTTTTTTTAATTTTTTAGCAGATTGAATTTGGGCATCTATTTCGGCATTTATTGCTGCTTGCCTTTCAGGGTCGCCTTCTTTGATTTTACCTTTTAAAGATTCTAAAGTTAAAATTTCTTTTGTTATAGTTTTTTGATCTTTTAAAAGTTTATCTTTGGTTTTATCTAAACCTAATTCTTCTTTTAGAAGTCTAAAACTATTACGAGTTACCTCATATATAGAATCTGAGGCTTTTCTAAGTGCTTTTTTTTCTGTTACTTGGAATTTAAGGGCCTTAGTAATATCCTCTACAATATTACGGTTTTCCCTAACGTTATCTAATAGATTTTCGTCTGTTTGAAATCTTTCGGTTTCAACCTGTTTGAGAGCCTTATTAAGGGATAGTTGTTCCTTTAATAATTCATTCTCTCTTCTTAATTCCTCAGCAGATTTTGCCATGGTTATAAATATTTAGAATTTAAGTTTTATAACCTGCTTTAATAAATTTAGGACGTGCTACACCTTTATTTTTAGCTGCCTCATCTCTAGCCTCACCCTTTAACCAAGAATCTTCAGCTTCAGTATCTTTTTTAGCAGCATCATACCAGCCTTTAATTTTTTTAAAGGTAAATTTTCTTAACCAAATGGGCATATTGTAAACAGTGGCATAATCATAACCACCTTGCCCATGAAATACTATTTCGTGTATCTGACCGAATAGATTTTGCCTAAGCAGGGGTATTTCATCCAAGCTCAGGCCAAAAAAAGGTAAGGGTGATGGGGAGGTCTATATCTTTTTCCCCATCGTTAAAAGTCATATCTACTCCTGGTGATACTTCTTTAATATATTCCCTAAGTGCTTTAGCATCGGATGCTAATAGGTAATTTTCTACAAAATCTTTTATCTTATTGTGGTCAGATTCCCCATTTACTGAAGTAATAGTATGCTTAAGACGAGTAGTGACAACCCCTCCAGCTTTAAACTTAGACATACCTGTAATTTCCTTTTCGATGTTTTCTTCATCTTTTTCAGTAAGAATTTTAAAAGTTACTTCATTTTCACTGCTGGGTAGTGTGAATTTGATATTTTGGCCTTGTAAAAGGGTTTTTTCATCTATATCTTTATTATCGAAGGAGGATAAATCTACACTATATTCTTCACCATCATAGGTAAAATTATAGTTTTTGCCGTAACCTAAAATTCTACAAGCTATTAAAATGGCATTTTTGTCTCCAGTGCAAATGTCTTTTAAATCTATTTTAGTAACTACAAGGGATTCAAGTAGTTTATCTAAAACAGTGCCTTTATCAATATAATTTTGGTTGGTAAGTATGTCCTCTTCTTTAGCGGTCATATACTTAATTTCAACTTTACCTTCTTTTAGTGGGTGATCTTCAGGGTATACTAAACCTTTAGAAGGTAATTCAACTATTTCAGTTGGGAATTTAAATGTTTCACTCATTGTAATAACTTTTGTTATAAATATAGTAAAATAAAAAAAGGGCGCCGAAGCGCCCTAATTTTTTGTATCTAGATTGTATTAGAAATTCAATACGCAGTAATCCATAGTAACACCTAAGGTTAAGTTAGTAGCTTCACCTGTTCCGTCCCACGTGTACTCACCAAACTCGGCAGAAGTTATTAGAGCACCCTTAATTACCCACTCACTGACTATATCACCAACAGGACCCAAAATGTTAATGGTTAAGTCCTTCTTATAGAAGTCAGAGTAACCGTTTCTACCAGTTACTGATTCGTGGTGCAGTCTTACCCACTCCATTACGGCTTGAGCACCGGAAGGAGTAATTGGATCATATAAAGTCATTGTTAAATCGTTCCAGGTAGTTCTACCTTTTACTTTTCTATAAATGTTTATATGGTTGAGAGTTACTACTTCTTGGGCTAGGCCGACCGCGGATACTCCTTTGATTATATACGATGGAAAACCGTCTACTAAAAGAATAAAGCGGTTTGTTTGTTTGGGTTCAAACGCTGTTGTGAATATTTCGTTGGGATCTAATACTGCCATTTTATTTGTTTATTATAAATATGTTAGACTTTAATTTTTATCAGACTGGGAACTCGGCTCCTGTTGGTAAGATGTTAAAGTCTAGGATTATAAATTCTGCTGTTTTGGTTGGTTGTAAGAACAATTGACCCACTAACTGGTTTCTATCAATAACATCTGGTGTGTTATTTGTTTCATCCATTACTACTCTAAAGGCGTATAAACCTTGTTTTTGTTGTACACTTTCTAAGTAGGGATTAACTTGTGTTAAGAAGTTATTTCTAGTAGCTAAGCTATTTTGTTCAAATACTAAGTTTTGAGAAACTTGACCAATAAAGCTCTTAACTGAGATTAGCAATCTTCTTACGTTAATTCTATCAAGAGCAGTTGCTGCTTTTTGTAATGTTTTCTGTCCAAATACTACTACTCCTGTATTGGGGAATGTGGCAATTGGATTTATATTAGCATTATATAATACATCTCTATCAGCTCTCTGTAGATTCTGTTTTGCACGAACTACAGTTGGTAAACTACCTCTATTTAATCCAGCAGGTGCGAACCATGTCTCACTTGTCTTATCGTTAAAGGCATATACTGAAGGGATTAATGTTGAAGCAGGAACCCATACTAACTTACCAGTATCAGGTTCTCTAGTTTGTAACCAAGGCCAATAAGTAGCGGCATATGATGAGTTTCTAGTACCTGCTCTATTAATTGCTGAATTTTTGTTTTCACTATATGAAGATAAATCAACTACTGCAATAGCATCTGTTCTTTCTTCTTGCTTTGTAATTGCATCTGTAATTACAGCGCCATGACCCGTTAAGCCATCAATTATACCTGGGATTGTAATTACATTATATAGATACTGGTCTTTGTTAGCTAGAATTGCTAGTGATTGAGTATAATCATTAGGTACTAAACCTTGTGTATTGTTGCCATCTATTTGGTCA